TTCCTGATTGATGAGAGAAAGTGTATCTTTGCTCACATCTACGGTTGCTGATAGTTCTGTTTCGCTGCCCTTGTCTTCAAGAACAGTCACCCCATGCGCTCCAACGCTGTTGATTGCATCCATGAACAAATCAAACATGGCGGGGTTACGCTTACGCTGCACACGAACACGCACAAAGGTATCTTTGAACTTCTTCATATCAGGCATACTCTTCGTGTAGTCTGTCGTAGAATCATCATAAGAGATTTCGCTGAAGATACGAAGTGGATTTGGAACAAACACTAAAGACCTATCCTCTGTGTCAAACACATGGAAACCTTTAGTCTCATTCAAATCACCAAAGGTAATCTGATATGGTGTGCCCAAATAATGAATGTTGCCCTTGGTGTGCTTGCAATGAAAGTGACCGCTATACACCGCTTGGAATCGTTCAAAAGGTTTGGGATCCATACCTTCTGTGAATTGAGTTCCACGCAAAACCTCATAACCATTCAATTCAAGATGTCCAACAACAACAGGGGCATCGGTTTTGGTAATGAGTTCTGCTGCTGCCGCTTCATTGCTTCGGTTAATCCACGGAAGAAGAAGGAATTTGGTTCCATCCAAAACAAGTTCAGCAGGATCCTTCACAATTGTAATACCGCTGCTTTCCAAATTTCCAAACAATTCTTCCACCGAATTGATGCTACTTGTGTTTCGGAAATAGGTGTCGTGGTTGCCCAACAGGATGGTAGAAGTAATACCTCTTGCGATGAGTTTATTGATGAATCGTTCTCGCGTTTCGTGCAGAGTTGCAAAATTCACAAATTTACGACGATCCATAAGATCGCCAAGATGAATTAAATGTGTAATCTGCTCTCGTTCAAGATAAGGAAAAAACACCTCGTCCAAGAAACGAAAGAAATGGTGCAAGAAAATTGGACTATCGTTGCGAGCACCAAAATGGGTGTCGCAGAGAAGGGCTACTCGCATACCTATAATATACACTCATTTCATAAAGTTGTCAAGACGATTCGGCTGAAGTTTCTTTACAGTCTTTTTAACAACCTTCTTCTTGGTGACAACCTTCTTCTTGGACTTTATCTTGTTTTCAAATGCTTCCATATCCTCAGGTGATATTTCTAAAATATCAGAGAATGGATTTGCCTCTGGCTCAAACTTATCCTTTAGCCAATTTCTAAATTTACCTGATGGATCAAATTCTTCAAATTGCTTCATCTTGATGTACAACTGCTTCTTCTCCTTTTGAATGCGTCGGAGGAAAGCAAAGAATATGATTTGTGTAAAGAACGCAAATGGGTTCTTAGACTTCTTGGGATTGAAGTTATTGGTGTACATAATACAGTTTTCTACTGCATCACTAATCATTTCATCCTTGAAATGGTAGTTGGCAAAGTTTGGCTTCTTTGCAAGATTCTCCGCAATATCCAAAAAGCATTGACCGATGTAATTGTTTACACCAGGTTTATCCAATCCTTCCTTTTCGGCTTTACGAACAGTCTTTTTGTACTCTAGTATTTCTTTTAAAAACTTAACATTGTCTATGTAATGGCTCGCTTTTGGCATGATCTAAACTTTCTAGCAAAATCTTTCCGAATTATTTGCTGTGGATGTTTTTTGTCACCTAAATTCTGGTGTCCGGTTTCAATGAAACTAATTATCTATAGTAACCAGTAAGGCCCAATAAGTCAACCGTAACCGATACCGTCTTCGTTGGGGTCTTCTTCTTCATCATCGTAATCTTCATCTTCATCATACTGACTAGATTTGTTGTTTTTATTATACCCTATGTTTGGGGAATTGTCATCTTCTTCTTCATCACTTTCCCAATCATAATTTTTGGATATCTTCTCAAAATCCTCTTGAATACGATGCAGTTCATTCTTTTCTAAAGCATCAAAGTATTCTTCAACCATTTCATCTTCGGGATTTGCCACAAGCAGAAGAACATCGTTGGGGATTTTAAATACGGTATCTTTACTGTACTCCAACCAATCTTGCATGAAGATGGTCATACGCTCCACACCTTTTTTACTTACGATAGGCATGCTTGTGATTTGCATGGGCTTTTCCACATACGAATAAAAGTCATCAAATGGTGCAAACCCACAGATTAAAGTATCACCGTTCTTGAAACGAACAATCTTAATACTGTTTCTACTCATGTGTGTCATGTATGGATCTCCGTGTGTGTACTCATTTAATTTACACGGTCAATATGCTAATAGTATTTAGGTGACTTGCAACTACAACTAATAGAAGAATTAAGTGCAAAAACAAAAAACGACCCCTTTCGGAGTCGTTCTTTGCGTGAAGTGAAGTGTTTTATTACAATTGTTCGCGTGTTGGAACACCTGTAATTGTTTGTAGTGCAACCGAGTCTAGGGCAAGAGCAGTAGCGAATGTGCCCTGTGCCTTGCTTGAACGAGTATCTTGTACACCACCAATAATCTTGGTGTTGACCATACGAATACCTGCTGAAGGACGAATCAAGCATGTTTCGTCTAGAGTATTGATACCACCGATCAAGCGGAAAGTAGTATTTCCTGTACCTGTGATACCTCCGATAAACATGTTATCAAAATCAGAATTTGTGGTGAAGTCAAATTCAGCACCCATAGAAAGATTTACAGTACCAACAATAACTTCGTTAGGATCACCAACAGTTGCTAGAACTGAAGGAGAAATCTTACCACCGATCATGTTAATTGCACCAATTTGAACTGATCCAATAAACTGTACTTGATAAGGAATTTGTCCGTCAGCGCGTGAATTTACATCAATGGTTGGAACTGTAGAATAACCACCTGATGAACCAGTGCCGCCTTGATACTTGCCCAAACCGATGTATGGACTCAAGTAGTCGGTGGAAGGATAACCTGCTGCGGAAGTGGTTCCACTAGCAACAGGATCATTTGGTGCAACAAAAGTAATCTTGTTCAAGCCAGCAGGAACTGGCACGGTTGCAGCAAGACTACGATATACTGCATTCCAAGCACCACCAGTCACATCACCTGCCCAATATAGAGGCCATATGTTGTAACGAGGAGAACTTGAACCAGAGTTTACATACAGACCACCAAACTGACAGAATTCATTTCCAATCAGCGAGGTGTGAATATCACTTGTAACAAATGCAGCGGTTGTTCCCTTCATTTCTACAGTAGCGTCTCCAACCAAGTTTACATTCTTTAGTGTTCCACCATTAAAGGTGTAAACATGTGCATTATTGCTTGGTTGAACAACATTAAGAGTTGATTTTACAACACCTGAGAAGCGTTCCGAGTCAGCAATCAAATTCATGTTTACGACTTTTCTATTACCTAAAGCGGCTCCGCCTTGTTCAAACTTCATGGTTCCGTGACGAACAGTTAATCCTAGAACTGAAGCACGACCTGTAACTCCATTGGCTCCTCCGCTTGTGATACCACCACCGACCCAAGCGTTGGCTGCGGCATAAGCACTATTACCGTATGTTGCAAATGCATCGTATGATGTTTTGTGCTGATTGTAAGCCCATTGCAAAATTTCTCCAGTTAAACCACCACCCAAGTATGGGAATGGGTAACGAGATACCATTGCGCTTGTTGATGAGTATGTGGCTGCACCAGTAACACTCAAAATATCTGTGTGAGGATTAATAAACTCCATAGCCTCAATAAAATCAGAGTCTCCTCCTGCAAATGTTCCGAAAAGTGTTGCTGGAGATTTTATAGTGTATGGGCCATAGAGGAGACCATAGGAAATGCTAGTTGTGTCATCTGCTGCTAGAACATCAGTCTTGTAAGTAAATGCGTTCAAGCCACCGTCTGTGACACCTGTGGTTAGACCATTGGCTGATGAAATGCTCCAGAAGCCTGAGTTATGTCCTGTGTTGCCTGTAAAGCCACCGAAAAGAAGTGGACTGAAGCAGTGATACTTTTCGCCGATCTTTACAGCATCACCTGCGGTTGGCAGACGAGTTGCTCGTTGTGGAAGACCCGAAAATGATTGTGAATCGTAAGTGATCCAGTTGTTGGTATCATTCCAGTCGTATTTGTTGACGGAATTACCTGTTGCGCCGATCCAGTGGAATTCTACTACAGCCATTTGGTTATTTCCCCTTTGTTAGGATTAAAAGAAGTTCTTCATGCTATTTATAATTCAAATGGTTTTTGAAACTATAGGAAGTTTTATCAGTTTGTACGGAAATCCTTCTTCCGAGTATATTTTAACTCGTTCCACAAAGTGCTTTAAAGTGTGATTTTTCCGTGTTTTCCATCGTAAATCGTCCGAGATGTCGTACAATTGTGCTTTATCTTTCTTCTCGCTTTTACGAAGTTGACGACCGATAGACTGTAAAACTCGGATTCTACTCTTAGACGGACTAGCAAACACAATATTTTTTAAACTTCGGATATTGATGCCTGTAGAGAAAGTTCCGTAAGAAGCAACAATAATAGCATTATCGTGACCTTCGGTTGCTAATCGCACACTCTCTCGGTAATCGGCTTCAGTTTCGCCGTGAATAAAAAACACAGGTCGCCCCTTGGCTTTCTTTTGTATCATTTCGTATAGCGGCTTTCCGTGTTTTTCCACAAACTGAAACAGCACCAAAGTATTGCCCTTGGTAGACAAGGCTAATTTAGTTATAAATTTGTTACGAAGCGGGTTGGTAACTAAGAATTCTAATTCATCTTGATATGATGCTTCTTTCATAGTTTTACACACTTCACTTGGATAGTTTAAAACAATACAGTCAATAGAGATTGTAGACAACAGGTTATTGTCAATAAGGTCTTTAGTTGTGGTAACTATCAAAGTTGGGCCAAACAAACCCTCAATAGTTAACTTATTGGTTTTTGTTCCATCAAGAGTTCCTGTGAGAGCAATACGATACGGACACTTGGTAAGTTTTGTCATTATAGAAGTGAGAGATTGTGCTTTAAACAGATGGGCTTCATCACCAATTACCACTTCAAATTGGTCAAAGTAAGACTTTGGTAGTTCGTAGATAGACTGCCAAGTTGAAATTACAATTTGACGAGAATCTATTTTCTGCTGTCCACCAAATATAGAGTGACAGTTGGTTTCTGCATCCCAATTGGTATTCTGAGCGTAATCCGCAAAATCTGATTTCATCTGTGTGACAAGAGATATTGTGGGAACAACAATCAGTATTTTTCGGTCAGGAGGAATGATATCCTGATACCAGCGAAGCAACGAATAAATGACTAAAGATTTACCACTTGCTGTTGGAGACAGTAGCAATGCTCGCTCACGATTTATTGCTGCACTAATAGCGGCAATCTGATGTGGATGAGGATTGATTGGCTTACCGTGAGCGTTAAGTTTTAAAGACTGAAGAAACTCACCAATTTGTTCATCAGTTACTTGCGGTGGCTTTTCAGTAAATTCTTTGTCTAGTTGTAGCGTGTAATTACGCTCTTTAGCAAACGCAGCAAGATAATCTAGTAGTCCAATATACAACAATCCGTTGAACGGAGAGAATAGACGAATCTTTCCATCCCAATAACGGTTCTTATATGCAGGTGTAAATTTTGCGTTAGGTACATCAAAAGTGAAATACTCTTGTATCTCACGAGCGATACCTGGCTCGCACATAATACGAGCGTGAACAGTATTAAAACATGTTGCAGAAATCACAGACATCCCCTATATTTAGGGGAGTCAGAAAAGGCTTATACTACGCCTTGAGTGAACTTGCGCCACTCAATAGCATTGCGAATAACCCAATGTCGCTGCGAAATGCCTTTCAGCAAAGCCTCAAGGTACTCTACCTTTTCTTTTTGAAGAGTTAAACGAGACTCGGCTTCGTTTAGTTCAGAATCAGCGTCCAAGTATAGGTCTAAATCCTGACGCATGATTCGGGTTTGAAACGGTTCCCACTTAAGCGAATCAAGAGTTTCTTGACTCATCTTACCCGTCATCCATTCCCACTTGTTTTTACGAAGAATTTTGTAGTCTACTGACATCTTGCTTAACACAAGACGCTCATCGTGAAACATATTCAAATACTTGTTGTGTAACTGTGGAATACGAGCAGATTCATCACCCAACTCGGTTTTATCAATATTGATATCGCGTTCAGCCATTGCACGAATTTGATCTAGTTTCATACTCATAGTATAACACCACCATTCAAAAAGTCAAATCACAGTTCTTCAATAACATAGTCGTTTATTGTAAATTTTACTGTGGCAAGAATATTTTTGTTTTCCACATCAGCATACGAGAAATCAATTCCCGACAACTCGGTGGGAAACACACCTCGGAATGTTATTTTGCGATAAGGATTTTTCTTGTTTGTTAGATACAGCAAAAATGCTTCATGCCAAACTTCTTTTAGCGGAGCCACTTCGCTGAAATCTTTATATGGAGTGCCTTCACGCATCCATTTAACAATCTCAAAATAGTCTGAAAAATCATCGTGAACCAAAAAAGTTACGGTGAATGAAGATATTCTTGGTGTTGCGGCGGGTAGTTTGAGATTTGGGCCTAAAGCATACGGCACATCCATAGGATCGCCACCCATTTCGTTCAGAGCCACCGTTTGAACCGAGTTGGTGAATGTAGGAATCTTTTTAACTCCAAACTGAAAGTTTTGAGGAATTGCTAGATTAGTTCCCTGTACGGCAGATCGTGGTCTGCTGGGTAAATCGTAGTCTTTATCAGCCATCTAGCACCTCTATGTTGTAGTAAGTGAAATTCATATTGCAGGTTGCAATTAGCGTGTTTGCTTCTACATCTGCACTATTAAAAGTTACACCTGATAGTTTTGACGGAAACAGTCCTCGGAAAGTTACTCTAACCTTTGGAGTTTTTCGTGCAGAAAGAATAATTAGTTGACCTTCTTCACTCATCCAGTTATTGATGCTTGCCACATTATTGAAATCTCGGAACGCCGTCATGGTTCGGAACCATTGCTGAAGTTCCTGATAGTTTTTCATTTTTTCGTCTACAAGATAAGTGAAGGTTAATTCTCCGTGTACCACTTCTGATCCTGGAACTTTATAAGAGATTCCACGACCAGATTTGTACACAAGTTCATTGCAAGTCATGCCAGGAAGAGATACAGAGGTACAAAAATAAACAGCGTTTGGTACTTTGGGAAGTATAAAAACAAAGTTTGTAATTGTGGTTTCGTTGCCTGATGCAAGGTATTCCGCCAATACAGCACCAAACTTAGTGAATTCAGGTATACCGTAATCTTTTTCCATAAAGGTATTTAGAAATAAAAAGGCGACCCCTTTCGGGATCGCCCTTTCGTAAATAAACTAAACTCAAATTATTAGAGTGCTCGTCTGATGGCTTCAGTAGCCAATGTACCATCATTAATATTATATTGTTGAGCCGAAGCATAAGTAGTATCTTTGTAGGTTCTAACAAGATTCTTATTGAATAGTTGTAGACCTTCAGTTACCTTTATAATGCCTGCTACAGCCCCCTCTCCCAAAATACCACCAACAAGAACATTGTTTCCTGTTCCTGCTGTTACACCGAAAGTCCAGTCAGGGGCTGCACCAAAATTAGCATTTAAGTGCATAACTGAACCATTTTTAAGAGTCATTTGACCAAATGCTGCTATAGCATTTTGATCAGCGGGCCAAATATCAGCATGATCTAAAACTGTTTTGCTGATGGCAGCATTTCCTGCTATACCAACAGTTGGCTTGTTTGACAATGTAACAAAACCAAATTGATCTTCATCAGCAGAAGGTGCTCTAGAACCACCAATAACATTTAATTCTCCAATTCTTGTTGTTCCTGTGAACCCGTCACCAACATATCCATATGAGTCACCAATATACACATAACCACCCCACTCTTTTTCATTAAAAGAGTTTAAGGTATCTACACCGCCTTGAGAAATTTCAACATAACGGCTTTCCCAATCAGCATCAATAGTGACTGTACCATTTCCGGCTCCAGTAATACCTCCTGTAACACTCATTCCTAAACCAGCAAAGGCTTTGCCTGCACTAACTTCTCCAATAATGTATTGGCGAGTACCTCCGATCCTGGAACCAGTCACAAAACGACTTGGATAATTATACCAAGATTTTAAGTTGATAACAGCAGCGGTTGAGTTTTGGTCAAACACCGTAGTTGCGAAAGTGTTTCCATAATATTGTGCAAAAGTACATCCTTGGAAATAAACTTGTGGATCACCAAAGTCACCACCACCAACCTGCCAC